GCCTATTTCTATCCTCTGACGCAGGTGGTTATGGTGTTGACTTACCTATGGCCAACTACCTAATTTCATATGACCTTCCATGGAGCAGTGGAAAGCTCGAACAAAGAGAAGCAAGAATTATTAGACTTTCCTCAGAATTTCCTCACGTTACTATTGCAACTTTTGTTATGCAGGGTAGTATTGAAGAACGCCAATACGAAATGCTTCAACAAAAACGGTCAATCAATGAAGCATTCGTGGATGGCAAACACCATGATGTTCGTGGTGGATTTGACATAACACTAGGAAGCCTCACGCAATTTCTGCGTGACTCACACGTATAGGAGCACCATGAGTACTAATCCAAAGATCCATGAAGTTGACCTGGGACGAATAGTTACTGAATACGTAAACTTAAAGAGCCTTATTGACAAGTACCAAGAGCGCCTAGATCAGATTAAAAAAGAACTAAGCAGCCAAGTAGACTTCTACGGAGATGTTGATGATAAAGGACATAAGTGGCTTCCTGCAGGAGAGCATCAACTAAAAAGAGAACGCCGCGTATCTATTAACTTGGATAACCGAACTGCAGAACAATGGGCCAGAGATAAGAACATGTGGGAAGATGTCTCTGAAGAGGTAAGAGTTCTTAGCGAAGATAAGCTTTTAGGTAAAGTATGGGATAATCCAGAACTTAAACTTGAGCTTGATGAGCTTTACGTCAAAAAAGAATCATGGGCGTTTAAAGTCGTAGAAGGAAAGAGCTACGGAGACGAATGATGCCCAGAGACCCATTAGACTTCTTCAACGATCTACCTGACTACCCTGGTAAAACACCTCCTAAAAACAGAGAAGGTGCTAAGAAAAAAGATTCAAGACTTGAAGATAGACTAAATGGTGCACGTGGTAAAGTTTTCCATATGTCTGGAGAAGAACGTATGTTCTTTTCTGTTGGGGAACTTGCTAAAGCATTAGATAGAAAACCGGTGACCATTAGGATGTGGGAGCAACAGGGGTGGATACCTAGAGCCACTTTTAGAACTCCCACACCACGTGGTCAACAAATTCCTGGAAAAACTTTGAAAGGTCGTAGACTTTACAGTTTGGAGCAGGTAGAGTTTCTGATTGACGCTGTTGATCAGTTTCAAATTTCCAACCCAGCAAAGGCCAACTGGGATGGATTTAGAAAACACATAAAACAAAAATGGCCCAACTAACCAAAACAAAGGAAAAAATCATGAGCAGATATGACGATGACGACGAAACAGAAATCATGGAAGAAGCGGCAAAGCCAACACGTGCAAGCCGCCAAACTGATGATGACGATGACAAGCCCGCTGTGGCTACCAAAGTAATCCGTAGTGGTTGGGGTGCTGTAGAGCAAGCCAAATCAGCAGATTCCCCATATGCACAAAGATTGCGTATTTCAGAAGATACAACAATCATCAAGTTTCTTGAAGATGAGCCATACGCTACTTACCGCCAACACTGGGTAGAGCGTACTGGTCAGAAGTCTTTTACTTGCATTGCTGACTTAGACCCCAAGGGTTGTCCGCTTTGTGATGCAGGTAGCCGACCCTCAACACGCTTTGCGTTTAACGTAGTGTTGCTATCTTCAGATGCTGAACCAATGCACAAGTCCTATGAAGTCGGTCCAAGAGTTATTGACCAACTTAAAAACTTCCACATTGATCCACGACAGGGACCACTTTCCAAGCACTACTGGGCGGTTAGCCGTTCAGGTAAGGGTGCAACTTCTGCAACCAATCATCAGTTGGTTAAGGAACGAGATCTTGAAGAGTGGAACATTGACGGTCTTACCGAAGATGACTTGAAGACTTTCCGCAAGGATGCCTACACCCCTGAAATTATCCAAATCCCAACCCGCAAGGACCTTACTCAGATTGCGCTAGAAGACTTGGCAGACTGATATGAACCAGTTGAATGGTTGCATGGGGGGCTTAACGGCCCCCCATGTTGTATCCACAATAGAAGAGTTACGGGAGATTGTAGCTACAATTACTGAAGTAGGGGCGTTTGCATTTGACGTTGAAACCCGCGGTATTGTAGAACGGCATTCTGATGTTATGGCTTGGATTGACCAGGAATGGGAAACACACGCTACAACTATTAAAACAACTTCTGAAGATGTGATTGCCCGATCAAGAGAAATCCTTGTAAACAAATGGGCAAATACTCTTGCATTAGACCCAATGCGTAATGAAGTCTTTTGGCTTGGGCTTGCTACAGAGGGGCACTCATGGGCAATACCAATGGGACACCCCAACGGTGAAATTATTATCCCCGAAGAACGCGGTGATGGTTCTACGATTCCTCCAAGTGGTTACCGTAAACTCCTGGCTAATGGTAAGGAATCAATGGCTAAGGGTAGGTATTATATCCCAGCAGTGTTTTCTCCTGCTCCGGAACAGCTGTCTCGAACTGAAGTTTTTAAGGAACTTGAACCCATATTCTTTGGTGATCTTGTTAAGGTTGGACATAACGTCAAATTTGACGCAAGATCTGTTCGTAAGTACTTTGACAATGAGTTACCAGAAGGTCCATTTATTGACACCATGATTGCTCAGCATATTCTGAACGAGAATCTATCAGAGTACAGTCTTGATAAGCTTATAGCTCATAACTTTGGTGGGTTTAACCCCTACCATCAGGATGGGAAACTTGGTGCAATGATCACTCAAGTTCCTTTTTCAAAAGCAACAAAGTATGTGCACCTAGATGCTAAGTGGACATGGCATTTGTACAAGATGCTTTGGCAGAAGATTCAAAACAAAGAAGAGCTTCTGTCATGCCTACGCCAAGACATGGAAGTTATACGTGTTCTTATGGAAATGGAAGACACAGGTATCCCTGTTGACCATAGGTCTATGAAGAAGTTAGGTGTTGAACTAGACAAAAATCTAAACAACTTGCTTCTAAATATGATGGACTACGCTCCCCCTGGATTCAACCCAGATAGCCCTAAGCACAAACAACAATTGTTGTTTACGAAGAAGCGGGAGGGGGGTCTTGGCCTAAAGCCCACCAAGTTTACAGAAAAGGGCTCAGCCTCAGTAGACGAAGAAGCTTTACACAACCTTGAGGCTAAGCACCCAATTGTTCCAATGCTTATTGACTGGGCAGAAACAAAAAAGGTTAAGTCAACTTATGTTGATGGTTTGCTCACGAAGTTGAATAAAGGGTCTTTACATCCGTCCTTTCACTTACACAGAACTGCTACGGGTCGTTTGTCCTCAAGCAACCCCAACTTACAGAACATCCCAAGAGACAGTAGCGTTCGTAGTTTGTTTGTGGCCACTCCAGGAAACGTTCTGTTAGTAGCTGACTATGATCAGATTGAACTGCGTGTAATGTGTATGTTCTCAGGAGATAAGAAGATGAGCGAGTTCTTTCTCAATGGCGATGATATCCACTCTGGAGCGGCTGCCCTTATCTTGGGTAAACCAGTTGAGGAAGTTACTTCAGAAGAGCGACAGCTTGGAAAAGGTGTTAACTTCTTAACTGCTTATGGTGGGGGACCCCAAAAACTGGCAAGAACAACTGGTGTTGATGAAGAACACGCACGGTTTGTTATTGACCAGTATTACAAGCAATTCTCAGGAATAACCAAATGGAAGAAATCCATCATTGATGAGGGTATAAAGATGGGTTATGTAAAAACCATCTCAGGTCGCCGCCGCAGACTTCCTGACCTACGGTCAGATGATTATATGTTGCGTTCTAGAGCAGAACGTCAGGCCGTTAATGCGGTAGTTCAAGGATCAGCAGCTGATATTTGTAAGAAAGCTATGATTGACGTTTATGAAGTACTCAAATATACAGACTCTAAGATACTTGTTCAGGTACATGACGAACTAGTAGCAATGGTTCCAGAGGACTCAGTGGACGTAATACAACCTTTATTTATAAATGCCATGGGTGATGGTAACATTATTAGTGGAATACCACTAAGAGTGTCTTGCCACTCAGCTTATAACTGGTCGGAGGCGAAAGGATGATCATGGCTTCAAGCCCAGTAGAAGAACGTAACTTCTATCTGACTCTATCTATATTGGAGGGTCAAAAGTTAGCTCACGCCGCTGGGTTCTCTGTTCCGTCTCCGGATGTTCAAGAACACGAGATTATAGACACTATGCAAAAGTGGTTTATATTATCTAATACAGGAGTACTACATCATTTAAAAGAATGTGCTTCATGGATGATAACAGTCCTTCGAGAGAACAATGACTTTGATGAAGCAACCCTAAAAGCAACTGAAAATATTATTACATCATTTGCAGTAGCCACCATTGCGCATCTAGTAGATCAAGATATAATATCTATTGATGAAGCCTTAACCCCCGATCCAGCTATGACTAAAACAATGGAATCTTTAGTTGAAATGATGCTTTCAGCGGCACTAGATGATCTAGACTATGACGAAGACGATTACGAGGAGGAGGACGAAGAAGATGAGCAGTGACTGGTGGTCAAAAAAACTAAGTGGAGAAAAGCCCGTTACATCTACCAACCGTAGCTTTAACCCAGTTATACCCCCTACATCTGGTACTATCAGATTCCCACAACCAATAATCCCTCAACAAGGCCCTGACGAACCACAACGAGTTTTACGCCCAGATCTAGATTCACAAGCACAAATTACAATGGGTGAAGCGTTAAGACTATGGAAAGGTGGGGAAGCTGCCAAGAAACAAGGGGATGTTACTTGCCCTGAATGCGGTAGCCCTAACGTATTTACACGCAGTTCTAGAGCAGCAAGTACAAGTATTCAAGGTAAGTCACCAGCACCAAGATGTTTTGAGTGTGGCTGGAATGGTATGTATGACCAAGCCTCCCAGAGTTCCTGGGGCGTCTAACAAAAAGGAAACAAATGCGCATTGATGCAACACGCGAGAGCCTTGATTCAATCATCTCCGCAATCAACAAAAAGTACGGCGAAAACATAATTGTCCAAGGTAACCAAGTCAAAGAAGAAGTACCTCGTATTACTACAGGTATCCTTGCCTATGACTTAATGCTTGGAGGAGGTTGGCCAGCAAACCAGTGGTCTGAGATTATTGGAGATGAATCCTCAGGCAAGACTGCACTTGCTTATAAAACCATTGCGGCTAACCAAGCACTAGACCCAGATTGGGTAGCAATGTGGATTGCTGCTGAGGAGTTTGTACCTGACTATGCCAAAGCAATTGGTGTTGATCTTGACCGTCTTTGGGTTGTTGAAACCAATGTTATGGAACAAGTCTATGACTTGATTATTCGTGCGATGGAAAATCGTGCGGTTGACTGCATTGTTCTTGACTCCTTACCTGCGCTTGTCCCAGGCGACGAAGCAGAAAAGATGATGGATGAGTTCACAATGGGGTTAGGTGCACGTCTTACAGGTAAGTTCTTTCGTAAGAGTAGCAAAGCACAGAAACGCTCAATGGTTGTAGAAGACCGTGGATGCACAGGATTAATCATTAACCAATGGCGTGAAAAGATTGGCGTCATGTATGGTGACCCACGAACTACCCCA